TTAAACGCAGCTTGACCTAGCAGCTTTAAATCTAAAGACACCTTTCGTATATCTTCATCTCTAAAAATGAGCTTCATTTTAGCATAGTCTAATGGTCTTTTGTTTGCATCTGTTGCATCAAGACCTTGACCATAAATCATCTCGCCTATACCTGTAATAATAGCATTGTTTACTGCACTACCATTGAACCTATCTATAAGGAATTGATAGTAGTTGTTATCTCTACCATATTCTACCCACTCCCTTGCAGGGTTCTCCTCAATCTTTGGAGTAGTATAGGAAGCCATTTGTACTAAATTTATCATGCTGCTTATTCTTCTGTGTTATAGTAAACGTAATTCCTTGCAGTTGGGTTTGCATATTCAGTAAATGTAACCTCACTATCTGCATCTATTATCATTGTACCCTCCCATCGTAAACCCAATACAACTGCATCTGTTGGACTTGTATTTGTGTTGTTCGTTTGCTCATATACAACAACATTGTAAAATGAGTTTGTCTTTAATGCATTAAATGGAGCTGCGTTTGTAGGTACATTAAATTTTATTGCTCTTTGCGATCTGGCAACAGGAGAAATTACTCCGTATGTTGCAACTCTTGTTTGGTCATCTATTACACCAATCAAAAAGTAATTACCCTCAGCATCTACACATTGATTGTAGATGTTTAAAGACAATTTATTTGCAGCAATATTTTGAACCCAATGCTCCATTTATTTTTTCTTTTTTACTTTAAACGATTTGTGAATTTCACAACCTCTTTTTTTAGCATACATTTCAGCAAACTGATCTGCATCTTTGTGCAATTCAAAATATCTTGTAATAAGTATATCATCTCCATTTACATGCGTAATCTTGTAAACAGTTTTACTCTTGACCTTATGTTTATCAAAGTAAATCATATTATTGAATCGTCTGAGTTATCTCGAATAAATTTAGCTGCTTCCGTTCTTGTCATTAAGCAGTTGTTTGGATATTTTTTATCCTTACCTAAATCAAGTAAAGCTGAAAGCTCTCCATTTACCCAACTTGCTTCGAGTTCTATTATATAATATTTAGCCTTACCAATTTTTACAACAGGGTTAGCACCAAACTTTCTACGATTGTACTTTCCAAGCTCTTCAAACGTTGGTTTAATAACACCATTTTGAATCCCCTCTTCGTCATATTGTGGTATTCCGTAGGTTTTCATTAACTCTTCTGGAATCAATCCTTTAAAAGTATTTGTATCAAGAGATAAATAAACGTTTCCTCTCATAATTAATTTGTATGTGCAGATAAACCTGCGTTATAATTGTTTTCTATTTCGTCTGATGTAAGAACTCTATCATAAATCAAGAAATCACTTATATGACCATTATAGTCTTGTGTTCTTGTTGGAAAGGAATGGTTCATACCGATACCAAAATCAGTTGTTGTTCCTATGTTTATACCTGTGTTAATAGTTTTTGTACCTCCTAACTGAGTTGTTCCAATAAAACATTTCATTGTTGTTCCATCAAAAGTAAAAGTAGCAAAGTTCCAATCTCCATCAGTTATAGTTCCAAAATTAAACCAATAATTTGTTGTTTCGTGAAAAACTGATAATTGAGAACTGTTAAAACCTATAACTATTCTATCTGTTGCAGAATGTAAATCTGCTAAATACAATGTATCATTACTATTAACATTTTTGAACCACAACTGAATTGTTGCTTGGTTACCACTTAATGTAAAAGCATCAGGTCTTGCACCTCCAAACTTACCTAAATTAAACGAGTTCAATCTATCTCGAACTGCGTTACCTAAGATGTCTTGAGATGTGTTGTTTGGGTTAGGAATTAAAGTAACCTCATCTGCCACAGGTGTACTCTTCGCCCAATTCATCATACCTAGTTGTGGTATTCTTGGTTGAGCAGGTTCGTATGTAGCTCCATTTATAGTACCATTATTACCCTCTCCTGAACTATCATAAGCAATAGAACCTGCACCCTCACTTAAATGCCAATATCCCTTTAAATTAGATAAAGCTATTGTAGGATTATCTCTATCAGTTACTAAGTTTTGAGGATTTGCGTAATCGTATGCGATGTCATCGGCTGATAAATTCTCATTGTACAACTGAACATCTGATAATTGAATATGTCCGTAAGCAAAAGGAGCATATCCAAATTTTAACTCTGAGGGTGTTACTGACTCAAAATTTACCACAACCCTACTCCATTGGTTTACAGGAACGCTTGTAGTTTGCACACCATTTACATACACAGATACACTACTTAAACCTGCAGTTTCAATTACATTACCATTTGACCTTATTGATTTTAAACCTGAAAATGCACCACCAAAATGTATAATATTTTCATAGCCTGTATCTAACGGGTTTAACCAAAAAACTGCACTTTTAATAGGAGTTGTAAATGAAAATGCGACAGTATCATTATTCCCATCAAAATCTAGAGCCTTACCTGTAAACAACTCGCCTACATTATTGTTGCCCGATTTGTCAGGTGTGATTTGAGTTAGTTTTTTTATGCTTATAGAATTAACATAAAATTGTGAAACCTCATTGACTCCCCTTAACCAAACAACATCCGTTCCTGTTTGTATAGCAGTAATAGTTGCAGTTAGTGTTTGCCAAGAGCCTGTTGTTGTTGTAGAAACAAAGTCAACAGGTACAAAACCATCTCTTGAATCTACTCTAAAACTACCACTAACAAGATAAACCTCAACAGATACTTGGTAAGTTTGACCATTTACATAATCAAATGCTTGTTCTATTTTTGATAAAGTTGACGTATTTAATATATTAATATTTGCAACATCAGTCTTGCCTTCATAAGTACCAACTGAAATACTAGAACTTCCCTCTTCACTCCAATCACTTGTACCATTAGAAAAATCTCCATTAACAACTTCCTCTCTACCTAATGTTTCGCTCGTTTCAAATCCAAGCCACATCTTTAGATTGGTTGTGATAACTTCAGCAGCAGCTAATGCACTACGAAAACTGCTTATTGTATTTTGTATAATGTTTACTAACATAAAGCTCTATTTTAGAATAAAGCTACTATATCAGTTGCAGTTGTACTTGTTGCTTTTACATGCGTAACTTGTACAGGTAAAAATGTTCCGTTTGCAATGTTCTTTAATAAGACAGTAGAACCTCCTAAAGTGATAACATTTATATCTCCTCCTGTACCTACAAATAATGCAGCAGGAGAGTTAAAAGATGCTCCTACTATTGCAGTTCCATCGCTTGGTGTTACTGCTAATGCAGTTGCTGCTTGTCTTACTATTGTATTCTGTGGCATAATCTTGTTTTTTAAGTATATTATTAAATAGTAAACTACCTGTTTTGTTTTAATATAGAGCAAAAAAAACCCTCACATCTCTGCAAGGGTTCTAATATTATATACCAGATCTATGAATCTACAACTGTTAGTGTAGAACCTAAACCATCAAATATGGTTGTAGTTCCTGGTTCAACAAAAAGAGCAGATTTACGCTCTCTTGATGTTATCGTCAATGTATAGCCACTCATATCGCCAAGAGCTTTACCCAATGCAACGCTACCACCTGTAACAGTTGCACCATTGTAAGCACCTACTAAGTAACATTGTCCGAAGCCTGTCGTTTCACTTACATTGTTATCCTCTGTAAATATTTGGAATCGACCTGCTGTTAATAAACGAAGAGCCTTGAGAGCTTCTTTGCTTAAATTTGGTAACATTAATGTAGTTACTTGCTCATAAAATACCGTTCCATTGTCCTCAGACACAGTTATAGTTTCAGTATATTCAGAGCTTTGTGGGTTTAAAGCATATTTGAAAACATTTGTAGTTCCTGCTACATCAGTAAGCTGACCGTCTGAGTCAACTGTGTAAGCACCTAAAGTGTCATGATTAGCAAAATAGACGTTTCTTAAACCTCCAACTGCTTCTCTACACTCTAAGCCTCTACCATTTGTTAATAATGTTCCACATGCCATACCTTAACGAATTATGCGTAAAGAACGATGTCTGCACTTGTAGAGTAACCTACACCTGCATTGAACTTCATTACTAGATTAACATTATCTGAACCATCAACCAAAGTTTGGTCTAATAGTTTAACCTCAGTCATATCTCCCTCTAAGTCTGTTGCAAAGAACATGTTAGATTTACGACCTGCAATCATTTTATTGTCAGACATACCTGGACACCATTTTAATGGAATACCCTCAAAGTTTGATTCAGTTACACCTGCATGGTATTGGTTTAAGTAACCTAAAGCTGCTTGAGCTGATATGTAACTTCTAAATGCTGATGTACCCATAAAGATACAAGTATCTTCTTGCCCATAAACAGCAGCAGGAATTGCATCTCGAACTTTACCAATCTCTGCAATAATGTTACCTGCATTTAAAGTTGTTCCTGTTACATCTACAACTGCTGCATCTGCTGCTAATTGAACTTCAAAGCCATCAAACTCTCCACTGTTACTTGTTGCACCTTGCCAAATTGACTTTTCTACTTGCTGCCCTACTAAAGAACCTGCATAAGAAATTAAGTAAGTTGCAAAGTCAGATTGTAAAGAACCATCTAAACCTGCTCTCATATTTGAACCTGCCCAAGTTTGTAGCCAATTGTTTTTACACAATGCTTTGTTAACTTGTAATCGCTTTGGTGCAAGAGCTTTCTCAACATAGTTTACATCTCCTGCATCTGTAAATGCACAAGTTGAATCTGCTACTGATGCAGCAGTCATGCTAAAATTATTTAGGTTTACTTTGTATGCTACGTTTGGCAATACTGTTATGTAACCTTTCGCTAGTGTTTCTCCACTTAGTAGTGAAGCAGACATAAAGCCCGATGCAGCTTTCCCTGCATATAATGCTGTAATGTTTTCAGCCATTTCTTAAATATTTTGGTTTTTATTAATTAAATAAGCTACTCTCTCTTGTGGGGATAACTTAGAAAACTCAAATGTAGATTTAGTTTCTGATGTCTTTCCCTCTGGACTTGGAGTAATCTCCTCGCCTACTTTCTCGAACTCTTCAACTTTAGCAACTGCTTCTTCTTTTGCAGTTTTCAAAGTATTGAACTCTTCTTTAATGCTTGCAAACTCTTGTACTAAATTCTCTAGCACTCCGATCGCTTGCACTAATGCGTCTTTTGTTTCGGTGTTAGTTTCGCTAAGCTCCTCAGTTTTTGAATCCTCAACTACTTCCTCAACAACCTCTTCTTCAGGTATTCCGATACGAGCAATAATTCCCTCTTCCTCTACTACTAGCAAAGTACCATCAGCAAAAACATACTCTCCGACAGGCATTCTTTCTCGCTCATCTTCTACAACGATAAACACCTCGTTACCAATCTCAAATGAATCAGCACTTATTATAGTACCATCTTCAAGAGTTGCTTCCTCAAATTTTAAATGTTCTTTTGCTTCAGATAATTCAGCAGGTGTAGGTTCGTTTTCGCTTACCACTTCTACCATACCTAAAATTTCTTTGATTTTGTCTAATGCTTCCATTTTCTAGGGTTTGTTTCTATTCTATTAAATAGGTTTAGTTTTTCTTTGTTTTATTTTCGCTATCCTTGATGATTTGTCTGAGCTTACTCAATACATCTTCTTTCTCCATTTTAATGCCCTCAGACTCTTTTGTATCAAAATAGCCCTCGATAGAGAAACCTTTAACTTCGCCCTCTTTAATATAGTTACTCCAAACATCTTCGTTCTCAATCTTCATACAGGCAACCCAACTTCCAACAGGATAATTAAACCCATGCAATGCAGACTTGTCAATCTTTGAATCTTCTACAATCCAAGTTTCGATTGTGGTAACTCCGTTAACTGCTCTCTCATGTCCTAAAGTAGCAGATTGATGTTTGCTATTAATCATGTAAAGCTCCTCAACTCTGCGTATTGTTTCCTTACTAAAGAAGCAGTTGTACTTCTCGCCCTCTGCATCAACTCTTAATATAGGCATGTCAGGAATCAT